GAACTCATGCAACGCGGCGCCGGAGATTGTGAAGATTTTGCTATTGCCAAATATTTGACGCTCAGGGATTCCGGCATCGATGACACCCGGCTCCAGATCGTTTACGGGCGGCTGGCAACCTCGCGTGAGAATCACATGGTGCTGGCTTATTGCGGCGCGGCAATCCTGATCCTTGATAATATAATGGATGCCATTTTCAGCCTTCAGGAACGAAGCGACCTGATCCCGGTCATGGGCTTCAACCATTCCGGATTATGGATTTTCCGCCGCGGGGAACCGGAATTGCTGACCCGGAATAGTGACCGGCTGGCGCGATGGCGGGAATTGAGGGAAAGGATGCTGAATGCTACCATCGGAAATTGAGTTGATCGACCGGGCAATCGAAATGATCCGGGCCGCGATAGTGCCGACTAAGCACACTTCCGAGGCTTACCCTATCGGCGCTGAAGAGGCGCTGGACCGGGGCATAGCCTATGTCAATGGCCGGATCGCCGGGATAAGGCAGGAGTATATTCGGGATCATCAATATGCAAAGGCGGGGAACACAGAAATTTAATCCAATCCGAAATATTTTTGATGCGGGGTGCAATCGTTTTGCACCCTTTTTTATTTCCGTTGTCATATCGGCTTGTGCGGAAAGGATGGGGCCGGATCTAAGTTGATAAGGCCGAAAACGTGGGCTTTGTCGAAATAATCTTTTAGGCTAACTTTTTTTATTGACAACAAACAAAGTTTAAAATATGGTCTCTCAAGTGAACAAAATTTATTAAAAAAGCTTGGAGCAAGTAAACAATGGAACCAATCGAAATCAAAATAGCTCTACTCAGATGCGGGGTGTCTCAGTCCGATATTGCCCGCCGATGTAATGCCGCCCCGTCAACCGTCCATCTTGTTGTTGCCGGAAAGTCCGTATCAAAAAAAATTCAGTCCGAAATATCCGGCGTGATCGGTATTCCGGTCAATGAGATATGGCCGGACGCAGGGCCTATTAAAGATTTAGGCTAACTATTTAGGTTATGTCAAACAAAATAAACGGCAAGATGAAAAAAATTAACTCAAACGAAATTTGCCGAGACTGCCGAAAGTTCGGCAAGCCTCAATGTGAGGCTGAAAAGATGGGCGAAACGCCAGGCCCGGCTGACTGGTGCGCCGGGTTCAAACCGATCAAAAAAGGAGGGAGTCATGAGATCAATTTTTAAGTGCGCGTGTGGAAACGTGTCCTTAACTGAAAACGGCAACAGATGCCCTATTTGCGGCGACCTGTTGGTCAAATTCAGCCTGCCATCCATCGAACCGCAGCCGTCAAGAGTTGACCTCAAGCGGGTTCTGTATGGGCTTGGCGTGGCGATGTTTTTCGTGGGCATCGGAACCATCATTGTTTTGGGCATGGCGCTATGACCCAGAAAGCGGAGGAATCGTGAATCTGAAAATAAATCAGAAATTTAAATCCCTAATTCCACCTCTCAGAGTGGATGAATACGACCAGCTTGAGCAAAATCTTCTCGACGAGGGATGCCGCGATCCGCTCGTAATATGGAACGATACCATCCTTGACGGCCACAACCGATTCGAAATTTGCACAAAGCACGGCATTGATTTCAAAACGACGCCAGCCCCTGTTTACATTCTGACCGAAGATGACGCCGAGGATTGGATTGACAAGAACCAGCTCGGACGCCGAAACCTTCACCCGGATGACTTCCGGCTGATGCTGGGACGTCGGTATAACCGGAAGAAAAGACAGGGAACCAGAACAGACCTAACTTCGGATCAAAATGATACGAAGTTACAAACCGCCGAAGTCATTGCCGCCGAGCACGGCGTTTCCCCCGCCACGGTCAAGAGGGCGGGGAAGTTTGCCGGGGCTGTCGATGAGGTTAAAACCCAAAACCCGGATTTAACCGACACGAAAAAAATCTATCAACTTGCCAAGGAGAAAACAAAAGGAATGGGCTCGGTTGCAAAAAAAACGATACCTGGACCGGGAAGCGCCATCCGTTTTGCGGAAATCGCAATATCACAGTTGGACAGAATCAGGGACGGTGACCCGGAAACGGAAGATGCTCTCTGCATGGTACAAGAGTGGATCGACAACAAAAGGAAACAAAGGAGCTGAAAATGCAAAAGATCATGGAAACAACGAATTACAAAATGTTCGAGCTACACGAAGTCAACAGGGATGTTAAGAAAATTGCGCGGATAAGAGATGCCATGATGAAATTCGGCTGGATATCAGCGTATCCCATCAACGTCGCACAGAACGGAAGCGGAAAGTTGTTGATCAAGGACGGCCACCACAGGTTTGAGGCGGCAACAGAGCTTGGGCTGCCGATAAAGTACGTTGTCTGCCATGACGATGCAACAATTTATGACATTAATTTTCCTACGACTCCGTGGTCGTTCCGGGACTATATGGTTTCATACGCAAGGTCAGGGCGTGTCGATTATCGAATCGTTCATGAATACTGTCGCAAAACAGGAATAGCCCCTAATCAGGCCGCATCCATGTTCTTCGGGCATACCGCTGGATCGCATAACGTCGATACCATATTTAAGCGCGGTGAATTCAAGATCAAAGATGCCGAGCACCCCAAAACCGTTGGCGAAATTGTATCCCACATGAAAAAACACGGCATTAAATGGGCCTCCGGTTCGCTGATGGTGCATACCATATCACGCATGGTCTGGGTCAAAGAGTTTTCGCCCGCTATTTTCAAACAAAAAATCAAGTCATTCTCGCACCTTGTTGAGAAACAACCCAACCTCGCGGGGTACGAGAGCATGATCGACCGCGTTTACAACTACAAATCTCAGTCCAAGATCCCCCTTGCATTTCTCGCAAGCGAAGCCGCAAAAGCCCGGAATGCGGTGCAGAAATGACCGACCAAAAACGAAATCAGAAATTGAAGGCGGCGATGACAAGGAATGCCGAACTCGAAGAGCAGAACGAAAAGCTGAAACTGACGGCGGCCCGGTTCAAGGATATGCGGGAGATGCTGCAAGCCCCGTTTGTGGCTAGAAAATCGGCGGCTCAGGCAACGGCATGAAAGCAGAGTACTTAGAGAGCGCCGAATTTGAAACCGAACTTGAGGAAGTCGTGAAAATTATCATAAGGCGCTACAGGCCGAGGATCAATTATCGGCTTAAATCTAAAAACCAGAAGTGGAGGAAACATGGACAATGCACTATGGCTTGAAGAAAGGAGGCGCGGCTTGGGAGGTAGTGATATAGCCGCCATCCTCGGTCTGTCCCCCTACAAGAGCGCATATCAAGTCTATCAGGAGAAGCGCGGAGAGGCCGAATCCTTCAAGGGAAATGACCTGACCGATTGGGGCAAGCGGATGGAACCCACCATCCGGCAATGGTACTCAGACACAACCGGCCACCCGGTTCGAGTGCCTGACAAGATCCTCTATCATTCCAAACACCCTTTCATGTTGGCATCCCTCGACGGCTTCACCGATGAGCCAAGAGGCGTGGAAATCAAGACCGCCCGGTCTGGCAAAGAGTGGGGCGAACCGGGAACGAATGAGATCCCGGATGATTACATGCTCCAAGTTCAACACTACATGGCCGTCACGGGATTCCCGGTTTTCGATGTTCCGGTATCCATCGCCGGGGCGTGGCCGGTCATTTACGAAGTTCCGGCTGACATCGAATTGCAGGAGTTGATTATTGATGCCTGCGCCGATTTCTGGAAGCGAGTCGTTGACGGCAACCCGCCCGAACCGACAACCTATGCCGATGCCGTCCAGCGATTCGGCAAATCCGGAGCGCAGGGCGTTGTTGTTGCCGGGGAATCAGAGATCAAAGCCGTGGCCTGTCTGCGAGAGGTCAAAGCCAAACTGGACGCGCTCAAGGCCGAAGAGGAAGAGTTGAAGGCCCGGATCATCATTGCTCTTGGCGACACCGGCGACACCCTGGCCGATGAGACCGGAAGCCCGCTCGTTACCTACCGGATGAGCAAGGGCCGGAAATCGTTCAACTCGAAATTATTCCAGATGGATCACCCGGATCTGTACGCCGAATATCTGGCTACCGGTGAAGGATCAAGAAGATTTCTTATCAAGTAACCAATCAACCAAGGAGGGTAAAGAAATTGGAAACCAAATCAGCAGCAATCTTTGACGCGCCAGTAGCGACTCAACCGAAGCAGACGCAGGCGCTTGTGGACATCGAACAACATCGTGCAATGGCCGAAGTTCAGAGCGCCATTGTTTTGGCAAAGAAGTTCCCCCGGAACCAGATCGAAGCGATGGATCGGATTCTAACAGCCTGCCAGCGCCCGGCATTGGCAGAACAGGCCCTTTACACATACGCCAGAGGCGGCACAGACATTTCAGGCCCCTCCATCCGCATGGCAGAGGCCATCGCCCAGAATTGGGGCAATCTTCAATTCGGCGTGAAAGAACTGGAACAGCGCAACGGGGAAAGCACTATTCAGGCGTTTGCCTGGGATATGGAAACCAACGTCAGGCAGGTCAAAGAGTTCCAGGTGAAGCATGAACGCTACACCAAAAAGGGCAAATATGCCCTGCAAGATCCACGCGACATATACGAAATGACAGCCAATCAGGGAGCGCGGCGGCTGCGTGCCTGCATCCTCGGAGTGATCCCCGGCGATGTGATCGAGGCTGCCGTGGCTCAGTGTGAATTGACGCTGAAAGCCAAAGCCGACACCGGCCCGGATGCCATCAAGAAAATGGTGGAATCCTTCGAGGCATACAAGGTCACGAAAGAACAGATCGAAAAGCGCATTCAGCGCCGCCTCGACTCCATCACCCCCGCCCAAGTCGTGAGCCTGAGAAAGATTTACAACTCGCTCAAGGACGGCATGAGTTCACCCGCTGACTGGTTCGAGGTCATCACCCCCGAAGAGAAAGACCCCGCAACATCACTGAAAGACAAGATCAAGTCCAAGCAAGCCCCTATCGTCATGCCTGACGGCTCACACATGCCGGAGGTGTCTGCGTAATGGCTTACACCGACTGGCCGAAGATCATTTCAGAAATCAATCAGAAGTACGGAACAACCTTCGCCCCCGACGAAACCGGCCCGGCGCTGAAGTTCCTGACCGATCAATTCAATGGCTGCGCCTCTCAAGCCGGGACCGCCGCCGGAGTGAGTCAGGCCATCATGTACCGCGCCTGCAAGCGTTTCGGAATTGAAACCCTACACCGACACGCTCCGAGAATACCCTGGCCGGAATGTCTGAACCGGATCAACGCGATCCTGAACGCTGCCTACACGATGGAGGATTTCACGGCGGCGCTGAGGGCGATCATCGACCACGAAGGCGGCTACAGACATGCGGCCAAAGCAATCGGCTGCGGGGAAACAGCTATCCGGCGAAGGGCGCGGCAGCTTGGCATCTACTCACCCTACTACAACGGCAAGCGCCCGTCAGAAGCGATCCTGCCGCCCGCCGTGGCCGTGATCGACCTCGAAGCATGGCACAAATCAGGCATGACCAAATCGCCGTGTGCCATGTGCCCGATAGGAACAGGCACGAAGGAACGGCCCGAGTGCTTCCAATGCGCGGCCCGGTATGAATACGCCATGATGAGTTCAGTTTTACCATCCCGGCGATGTGTCGATTTGTTTTTGGAGTCTGAACACGCTCGGACACGGAGGGCGTCGGCTTGCATTTGAAATCAATCAGAGTTCCCAATTTGGGAACCGATACCGATAAGCTCCACCGCCCGGCACCGAGGCGGCAATTTCGGGCCATGCCCCTCCATCCCCGGCCACTCAGACGG